GAAACATTTCTCAGAGTGCAAAGAGTTATGTTCCAAGTTTGTCATCAAAGCAAAACAACATCACGCAAAGTGCGAAGAGTTACACACCAAATCTGAGTGAAACAATCATACAAGATGACTTTGCTTTTTTAGTGACTCAAGATTTGAACTTTCTCACGACTCAAAATGGCGAGTACATCGGTTTTGATAGTGCATTCATTGGATATTTACTAACAACAAACAACGAGTTTATGCGAACTCAAGACGGCAACTTTTTAGAATTATGAGCAACAAGAGAATAACTGACCTAACCGAATTAACAACCCCGACAACGGATGATGTCTTTCCAGTTGTTGACATAGCAACCAACACAACGACCAAAGTTCAGTTGGCAAACTTGCCCGTTCAAACTGCGGTCACAACTGCACTTGCGACAAAACAAGACACTCTTGTAAGTGGCACAAACATCAAAACGCTTAACTCCGTTTCATTACTTGGAACGGGTAACATCGTGTTAGCGGCTACTCCAAGCGGTGTATCGGGTGCGATTCAGTTCAGCAATGGAAGTGCGTTTGCAAGTGATGCCGCTAACTTGTTTTGGGATGATACAAACAATCGTTTGGGTGTTGGAACAAATACGCCAAGCGTATCAATTCAATCAACTTCAACTATACAAGGCGTAAATCTTGTCGCAACTGCCAATGCCAATTTTGGAAATATACTTTATGGACCTAATTTTTGGAGTCAAGCGAATGGTGATACATATATAGGGTTTCAAGGTGCGCCATCAGCAAAACTTCAAATAAAAGGAAACGGCTCAACATCCGCCACTACATCGCTTTTGGTGCAGAATAGTTCGGGTACGCAAGTAATTAAATCTACTGATAATGGAACTACTCAATTTGGTGCTTTTGATGCTTCTGCAAGTGTAACACAACCTTTAGCGGTAACTGCAAGCGGTGCAAATAATGCAGGAATTGCTATTTATGCTTCAGGTAGTGGTAATGCGGGTATGGATTATTATAGAAATGGTGCATTTAAATTTAATGTAGGTATAGGCGGTGGTTCTGATAACTTTGCTTGGTTCAATGGGGCATTTGGTAATTATTCATTTTATATTTTATATGATGCAACGGGTAGAACTATATTTGGTGGTACTACAGGTTCTGCGTCTGCTCAAGTTTCTATTGATTCAACCACTCGTGGATTCCTCCCGCCGCGAATGACAACAACCCAAAGGGATGCCATTGTCACACCTGCAACGGGGCTGAGAATTTATAACACAACAACAAACACAAACGACACATACAACGGTACTGCGTGGCAGAGCAACTCTGTAAACGGAGTCGCAGGTGCAATTCAGTTCAGCAATGGGAGTGCGTTTGCGAGTGATGCCGCTAACTTGTTTTGGGATGATACCAATAATAGGTTGGGGATTGGTACAAATGCACCAACGCAAATTCTTGACTTGGTTAGACCTGCGGGGCAATTAGGAGCCATTAGATTTTTTAACGCATCGAACTCAGAAAATACAATTCAAAGTGGTTCAACTTTTAGAATTTTTAACTCTACGGGTGGAACTCCCGCGGCATCAGTTGGATTTTTTCAAAATGTCAATAATCAAATTGGAATAAACACAAACAACCCAACTGCATCGCTTAATGTGCAAGGCAGTGGCTCAACATCCGCCACTACATCGCTTTTGGTGCAGAATAGTGCGGGGACAAATTTATTCAAAGTTAGCAATGATGGAGTTGTTTCTCTTAATACATTGGCAAGTCTTGATGGTACTGGAGTTGTTAGATTTCCGCAATATTTACGGACAACGGGAGGTAATTTTACATTTAAAGGTAGTGGTGGCAGTGATGCGTTATATTTATCAGAATCAGTCGCACAATTTGTAGCGCCAATATCATTTGGCACTGGTTCTCCAAGTGCAAGTGCTTGTGTTGATTTAACAAGCACAACCAAAGGCTTCCTACCACCCCGAATGACAACAACCCAAAAGAACGCCATCGCATCACCTGCCACGGGGTTGGTTTTGTACGATTCCACAACTAACAAATTACAATGCTACAATGGTAGCACTTGGAACGATTTATTCTAATTTTGTAAACAAATAATATATGAAAGCAATATCTATCCTTACAAGCGTAAACCTTACAAGCGGTTTATCAATCCCTTCGGGTTCAGTAGTCGTAATCGCAGAAGGTTACGCAGATGTTAAAAGCCAAAAAGACGGCATCATTCCCACCCAAATCGCAACCTTTGTTTTTGCAAGTGCATCAGCATTTGCAGAAGGCAAAGCACCGATTCAAGGGATTGAGGATTTTAACACGACTTTTTCAGGACTTGAGTTGAGCGTTGCGGATTACGAAACATTGGCAGCCGAAACATTGTTAATCAATGCGGTTTACTCTGCGTTAAATGCAATCTATCCTGCACAAGTTGAGATAATTACTTTGTAAGTGAAACACTTTGACAATGATACAACGGCAGCCATTGCAACTGCTATCTCGGGCAGTTCGGCAGTTCTGCATTTTGCGAATACTTGGCAACCTGTCTTTGCACTTATTTTGGCTATTGTTGGTATTGTTTCGGGGTTGTTTGCGATTCGTTACTATGCTAAGAAAATTGACAAACTCGATGATAGATAGAATCTTCAAGAATTGGAAAACAACAACGCTAGGACTATCTATTCTAGTCGCTTGTTTTGTACTTGTATATCTTGACAAGACTACTTTGAGCGATGTGTCTCTTTTCTTAGGTGGTGGATTTATGATGCTCTTTATCAAAGACAAAAAAGAATAAACGCTATTTACTAGTAATGATATTCCAAAGACTCAATTTTCACGACAATACTCTACCTAAGTTCACAGAGAACAAGTCGAAAGATATATACAATTTTGGTGCAGACAACTTGTATCCGGAGTTGTTGATTGATTTGTTTTCAAAGTCGCCTAAACACAACGCAATCGTCAGCGCAAAAGCGTCATTTGTTGCAGGTGTAGGTACTCTTGTCATCGCATCGTCAACAGAAGACAAAGCAAAAGCAGAAGCAAAACTTGCATCGATAAACACTTACGAGTCTTACGAAGAAGTCAAGCAGAAAATATCTTACGACTTAGAGTTGTTCAACGGCTTTGCAGTAGAAGTAATTTGGAACAAGTCAAAGACTGCTATCGCTGAGTTGTATCACATACCTTTTAAAAATGTTCGTTGTGGTCTAGAAGGCAATTACTATTATAGCGAAGATTGGGCGAATCGTAGAGAAGAGATTTGTGAGTATGTGCCTTTTAATGCTACTACTAGAGAGTCAAAGCAGTTATTCTACTACAAGATGTACAGACCGGGAGAAGGTATTTATCCTTTACCTGACTATGTAGGTGCGATGAAGTACATCGAGATTGATACTGAGATTGCGAATTGGCATTTGAACTCAATCAAGAATGGCTTCTCTGCTCAAACGCATATCCAATTATTCAAAGGAATTCCAACACCGGAGGAGGCTCGTCAAACTGCTCGTAGATTTAAAGAGAACTATCAAGGTACAGACAACGCAGGTGGATTAATTATTCAATACAACGACCCACAAGAGCGTGAGAGTATAATCTCTAACTTACAACCTAGCGACTTTGACAAGCAATTTGACATCTTAAATCAAACGGTACAAGAAGAGATATTTGTTGGTCACAAAGTAAACTCACCGATGTTGTTCGGTGTGCGTGTTGAAGGTGCGCTTGGAGGTCGTAACGAGTTGATAGAAGCGTACGAGATGTTCCAACAAGCGTATGTAGAGCCTCGTCAAGAGAAGATGGATGAGCAAATGACTTATTTGTTTTCTTTCATTGTGCCTGTTACTCTAGAGAGCATAAACAAACCACCTTTAGGACTTGATTATCTTGACTTATTCACTCGTGGTCTTATCTCAAACGAAGAAGCGAGAGCAGAGTTAGGTCTACCTGCACTTTCTCAAATTAAGATTCAATCAAACTTGAACGATGCTATCAACTCGTTGTCGCCTTTAGTAGCGAACAATGTATTGAGCAATATGACAATCAACGAGAAGAGACAACTTGCAGGTTTGTCACCTATCGCAAATGGCGATGTTTTAGAAAGTGCATCACCTGTTGCACTAAGTAAAGACAATCCTTTTGGATGGAACGATAAGCGTGACTTAGAAGTGTTCGCACAATATGGTGAAGATGCTTCTCTATTCGAGCGTGTTGACATGAACTTTGCAGACGCTATCGAGAGCGCAGTTCTTAACATCTTAAAAGAAAACAAAGGCATCACTATTGGTGAAGTTGTGAACATCGTCAACGCTGACTTGTTGAAAGTGTCTAAAGCGATAGACAACTTGACAAAGAACGGCTTTATTCAACCTATCGAAGGCGGTCTTGCAATCACAGACAAAGGCGTAAACGAAATCAAGACACTACAAACTGAGTTGCTAGTTCGCTATCAATACGAAAAACGACCTGATACAGATGGCGCTATAATTATCGATACATCTCGTGACTTTTGTAAGGCAGTCGTAGAATCAAATCGCTTATACTCAAAAGAAGACATCAACATGATGACTGCAGTCTTAAAGATTAATGTGTGGGAGCGTCGTGGTGGATGGTACACAATACCTGATTCTTCACCTGCAGTGCATAGACCTTCATGTCGTCACATTTGGGCATCTAAAATTGTAAGGAGAATCAAGAAATGACAAACTTCGTATACTTCATCTCGACTACATACCTTAAAGACAACACACCTGTCAACGAGAATGTAGACGACAAACTTCTTAAGACATCTATCAAAGAGTCTCAAGAGATTTATATTCGTGATATCATCGGTAGTGGCTTGTATAACGAACTACAAACTCAAGCGTTCGCAGGTACACTCACACAACTCAATACAACGCTTCTAGACACATATGTTGCGCCTTGCTTGAAGTATTATACTTTGACAGAAGCGATGCTACCGATGACTTTTAAATTGATGAATAAAAGCGTAGCGTCTAGAGAGAGTGATAACGCTAGAGCGATAAGTGTAGAAGAGATGACTCTCATCGAAGGTCGCTATCGTGACAAAGCAGAATACTACG